GGGGTTGCGTAAACCCCAACCACTTTTTATAATTAGTATATACAAGTTAATTCCTCTTATGACTTTGACACACACAAACTTAAATCAAAACACATTTAAACCTTATGCGGTACTTTACAGGACTGGTGGGCAGGTTGAAAAATTTCATTTTCTTAATGGTTGGGGGGCATCTGTTGCTAACCATAGTGGGTCTTATGGTGGAGACGACGGATTATACGAACTTGCCGAAGTCAATCCCAACGGACACATTATTGACGATAGTATCAAAGGTTGGTTAACCTTTGCGGA